AAGTTGAAGAGTTGACTAGACTTTAAAATACTTAGGTGAGCTAACATATGGTGTCCCCTGCAGGAATCGAACCTGCAACTAGCCCTTAGGAGGGGCTCGTTATATCCATTTAACTAAGGAGACATTGCTCGGTGCTGTTTTGAACAGTTCGCGATTGTTTCTATCCTACCGCAAACCCTTTGTTTTTCTCAAGTCTTACGTTCCTTTTTGTTTCGACTTGCCCGCCTGCGTTTCACTTTAATATCACTTCGTTCACTTGCCATTGCGTACACATTGAGTACAGAATGACAGCTATCGGATGTGTACAGGAAATATAACGATGGCTCTCAGCGATACCAAACTGCGCAGCTTAAACGGCAAGCCCTACAGCGGCCCGGCAGAGGTGACCGACGCTGACGGCCTGAGTGCGCGCATTACGCCTAATGGTACCATCGCTTTTCAGTATCGCTATCGCTGGCAAAATAAGCCTGTACGCATCACGCTTGGCCGCTATCCTGCGATGTCTCTCAAAGAGGCGCGCGTAGCGGTCGGCGAAATGCGGGCATTGTACATGAAGGGGGTTAACCCCAAAACTTATTTGGTCGGCAGCAGCGGGGAACTGACGCTACAAGACTGCCTCGATGAGTGGTGGAACAAGTACGTTACGGGGCTAAAGGAAAACACGCGCATTCTGTACAGGTCAGTTGTGTACAACACCATGTACACACAATTTAAGGATGTGCCGGTAGCAAACATCCCTGTGTCGCTCTGGGTGCAATTTTTCGACAAGCAGGAACAGGCCAATAAGAAGAAAGCCAGGGTGCTGCTGCTGCAACTCCGATCAGTCATGAACTGGTGTATTAGCCGCCAGCTTATTCCCTCCTGCGAAGTGCTCAAACTGAGCGTTAAAAATATCGGGAAAAAACCGGATACCGGCGAGCGCGTTCTCACCTATAACGAACTGGCGAAAATCTGGCTGGCGCTGGAAAATAATAAAGTCTTTTCTTCTAATAAAATTCTTCACCAGATGCTGTTGCTATGGGGTGCCCGCCTTTCAGAACTGCGGCTGTCTACCCCTGCTGAATTTAACATGCATGATCTCATCTGGACGACGCCAGCAGAGCATTCAAAGATGGGTAACATTATCAGACGGCCCATTTTCGAACAGATACAGCCGTATGTTGAAAGGCTGCTTGCAATGAAAAATCCGGTTATGTTTCCCGGTCAGGAACTGGATACAGCAATCGATCGCTCATCCTGCAATCTGTACATGCGAAAACTGCGAAGCAAAATCGATATTCCCGAATGGCGCACGCATGATTTCCGGCGCACCCTGGTAACGAATCTGTCAGAGGAAGGGATATTGCCCCATGTAACCGAAAAGATGCTGGGGCATGAACTGGGCGGGGTAATGGCGGTGTACAACAAACATGACTGGCTGGAAGATCAGCGTAAAGGTTATGAGCTCTACGCTGATAAAATTTTCTGGCACGTTAAGCAGATCGGTTAATACCGCCTTCATCAATCCACCTTTTGACCGCTGCGCGGCTGTAACGTGCCGGATGACTCAGAATCGGGGAAGGAAACCCATACTTTGTTCTGAGGCGCCATAACGCTGTTCTGCCTTTGCCGAGTTCCGCCATAACCTCTTTTTCGGTAATGTAATCGTTGCTCACTTTGCACCCCCTTTAAGGTTAATGGTTGAATGCATTTTTTTAACTTTGACGGTGGGGTAGCCCTCCGCGATAAATTCTGCCAGTGTCAGGCCAAAGCCCGCCGCGCAACGTTCGCAGGTTTCCAGCTTGGGTGAGTTGGTTTTCATTGCATCCTGAAGGGTCGATTTTGAAATGGCCGCTCGTTCTGAAAACTGACTCAAGTACAGCCCCTGGCGGCGGCACAACTTGCGCACCGCCAGGCTAAGAGAAAATTTATATTTCATGGTTCCTCTTTAGCGTGACTACGCTCGATTTCTTCCAACAGTAATTTCGCCATGCAGTGCACGATATTTTCACGCGGCCAGAATTCCATGAGGCGTTTCAGGTGCCGAGGATCCCGCGCTAACTGATCGTTGTGTGCGATCATTACTTCGGTGGCGGTGACGTGTCTCATTGCTTAATCTCCGCTTTGACTAAGGCGCTTTTAAGCACCTGCATAAAATCTTTACGGGCTGACGCGCGCCACTCCCAGATATTTTCGTCGCGCTGAATCCAGTTGGCGGGTGAGGCCACAAAGCTGGCAGCCTCAGCCAGCACAGCGCTGCGCTGCTGTTCTTCTTCGAATGCTTCCAACAGGAGTATCAAAAGCTCTGCCTGTGGCGCTGGTAGGCTTTCCAGCAGATTTCGCGCGCTTTGCTTTAGGTGACTTACGTTCGTCATTGGCTCTAACCTTAATCACTTTTACTGGTACCGGACGCGGGGCATTTATGCCGTTACGGATGTTGGCGCGGCGGCGCATTCCCCAGACGATCAGCGCCGTGTGATCGCATCCATCGTCGGGCTTAAACCGCCTGGCAAATTTCAGGCCGCTAAATTCGTTGCTCATGTCTGTTTCCTTAACCGGCCCCGAAGGGCCGACGAGTTATGCGGCGTATTCGGGTTTCATGTCGGCCAGAGTTACGCTGTACTGTTCCTCAAGTTCGGCGCTCAGATGACGTTTGTTGCTGGTGTACAGGCGTTCCAGCGCGGCGAATGCATCACTGGCACCATCAGCGCCGGGTTTAGGCAGTTCGTTAATTGCCTGATTAAGTTTTTCGATCGCGGTCAGCAGGTAGAACCGGGCAACGGCGCGATTTTTTAACTCAACAAACAGCGCGGTACCGAGGCTGGATTTTGCTTTATCAACCTCACCGCGCAGGGTCTGAACGACTGCCGGAGCATCTGCATTGATGATTGCCTGACGGAATTTTTCGGCTAATTCCGCTGTGTTGGTAGCAGGCTGGGTGTCGGCCTGCGCGGGCTCTGCTGCGGCATTTTCAGGAGAAGCTGCCGAATTAAGACCGGCCAGATTTACGCGTGATTCCGGCGCGTCGAATACTTCACGCTCCTGTCGTTCTTCCGTCTCGTCTGGCGTGTACACACCTAAAATCACGTCAGGGCAGTAAAGACGCGCCCAGCGTTTGGTTGCGAGGTAGGCCAGTTGCTGGCGGGGATCGCTGGCCCACAATGTGGAGTTACGCACCTGAGCCTGTGACAGCAAAATGGTCAGTTCGCGGGGCTCATTTTCATTTTTGAGCGTGGCCCAGACCTTTACCCCAATGCCCGCCTCATCTTTCAGGCTCCAGGCCGGAGCAATATATTTGTTGCCCTTGGAACTGGTTTTTTCTTCAAAGCGGCCAATGACGTTTTCCCACGGGCCAAACCAATCGAAGTGAAGGCGGTCTTTTGTCGGCGACATCGTATTGATCACTGCGTTGACCAGTTGAGCCTCATAGCCCAGGGTACCGCTGACAATATGGGTTTTCTGAGCGACGGCGAACGGGTCAAGGCCCCAGCGTGCGGCCTGCATAACTACTGCCATGCACGCTTCTGGTTTGCCCCTGAAATGTGCCGGCACAAATTCCCCGCTGGCCGCCATAACGGTGGCCAGTGACTGCATGCGATTAAATAAATCGCCGTTGGTGAGAATCGAAATGTTGTCGATTTTCTGATTTTTATTTTCTGAGGCTACGATTTCGGTAGTCATAATCTGGTTTCCTTAAACGGGGCGCAGCATTTCAAGACGGCGCAAATCAAAATCATTCAGTTCATCTGTGTAATCGTCGGTAATCGGGGCAGGCCAGATACCGGTGTCATACGCGCGGGCGATATCTGACATGGTGCGGTGATATTCAAGCGAGCCCAGTTCAAGCAAATCCTGTGACGCCTCAATAACCGCTACCCAGTGGTAGCCAGGGTCTTTGTTGACGAAGATCCAGAAGAACTGATCGAAGCCAGCAACCTCGGAATACATCGCCGCGCTGAGGTGGTAATCGCGTTCTGTGATTTCGCGGTGCAGGCGGGCGCGTAGGTAGTCCTGCTTAATGCGGCCCATGCTGGTGGTTTTCAGGTCAGCAGCAATGCGTATGCCGTCAATTTCCAGTTCAATATCTGGACGTACGCGCACCTCTAAACCGGTTTCGTCATCCATACCGAAGTAACTAACCTCGTTAACACGTGACGGGTGGTTAAGCAGGTTGGATACGGACGGGTGCGCATAAACGGCGTTGTTCAGTGCCTTTAAGAGTGCGAAATCCGTATCACCGACAATCCATTTCCCCTCAGCACCTTTGCGCCAGTTATCGCTAAACTCATCAGCGAAAATTGCGTCAGGCTTGATTTCGCGAACCACGGCGGCCAGCGCATCTTTGCTGCCGCTGACGTTGTAGGGCTGCTTTTTGGCGCGTTCTTCTGCGACAAACTCAGGTGCAATAGTGGCAAGCTGGTCTAAAACGCTGTCACGGCTGCCAGTGGTTTTAAGCGGCTGCGGCAACGTGGCGTTGAACTCCTTGATGCAGGCTTTCATAGCCGACGCCGTATGCTTTTCCGTTTCCGGGATGCGGCGAAATTCGTCGGGCAGGTTCTGATAGATAATTGCCGTTTCTTCTGCGTTAGCGCTCAGAGATAAAGGCGCTGGCAGCTTTTCGTTATGCGCCTCAATCATTTTTTTAATTGCATCGGGCTCCGCCAGCGCCGGTAACGAAGCGTTGTAATCCTCGATGATTTTTTTCATTTCGCTGGTGGTGGAAATGGCCCCTTCGGGTAGCCCAGGGTAAACAACAAAATCCTCAGCGAATTTTTCTGGCTCCAGCGTCAGGGCGTGCAGTTCGGTACCGAAACGCAGCGGCTTTGTTTCTTCACGCGGTATGGTTTTTTCAACGTGGCGGCCATGGAAATACATCAGGCTGATCCGCGCATCTTTAACCATGCTGCTGCTGATACCGCTGGCGGCGTGGTACGCCTCGTTGGGAATATTTTCATAACGGCCAGGCTCAAACATGGCAGGGAATGTTTCAGCTATATCAGCGACTTCCGGCACTACTTCCGTTTTTTCACCCTCATTTGAGGCGGTTTCTGCTGGCGCTGTTGTTACCGGTTCTGTCACTGGCGCAGGCATTTCCACCTGCGGCGTCACGGTTTCACCCAGCAGGGCAGTGACATCAAAGATGCCGTTACCCATATTTTTAACAGGCTCGTCAGCCACTGGCGCTGCCGTTGTTGCAGGGGCAGGCTCTGGCTCAGGCGTTGAGGCTTTAACCGTGCTGTGAGCAGCCGCAAGCGTTTCCTGTGACGGATTGGCGTGATCTGTTTCGGCCAGGGTTTTATTGATGTAGTACTGCAACTGCCCCGGGGTAAGGTGAATGTCTTCCGGCGCAGAGCGGATCAGCGCAAAGATAGCCGCGCGTGAGTTATCAAGGATGCCTGGCGTGTTGCTCAGGGCGCGATTCCATGCCGCCCAGGTCTCATGACGTTCGGCGACCATTTCCTTCGCCCTGCGGAAAATCGGCGTAGGGATTTCGTAAATGTCGAAATCAGACGGGAACAGGGCGCAGGCAATTTCGATACCCAGCGTTTGAAGGGTATGTTCATAGTCAGGATTGCGATCAGTTTTGATACCGCCGCCCGCCGTGGCACCGCTGGCGGTTTTCTCTGTCACGGTGGAGGTGGTTACGGTTTGAGATTTGCCAGCGATACGGGCAGCCCATTTCGTCGTAACGTCACTGCGGCGATTGTGATTACCCTGTGCGCGGGCAGAGGCATCATTGTGCGCATCCAGCCATTCGCCAGTGAATTTCAGTAGGTCAGAAACCTGCGGAACGGCGGTGCCGGGTACCCACACGGATTTAGCCGCTTCAACCCATTCTGCAACAGTTAACCGGTAGGCGTGTTGCAACTGCATCACTTTGGTATTGCGGGCCACCAGCAGCAGGTTTTGCGGATAGGATTCGTCGGTATCCATCGCAAGCGCAGTTACCGCGGCTAAATCGTCTTTGGTGTATTCGCGCTGTGTACCAAAAATCCACGCACCGATAACAGCCTGTTCAACGGTCAAATTTTCCAGGTCAATAATGCATGCCTGCGTGGTTTCAGTTTCAACGACAGGATCAACCGTTGCTGGTGCAGCGGGTTCAACCGTGGTTGAGCCTTCGACGCCGGGGATTTTCTCCCAGTTCATTTTGTCGCTGGCAAGCTGGTAGCGCTCACACCACGCGGAATCAAGCACACCCTCGGGCGGAAGATCCTCAACCACATGGAAATTGGTCACAGCAGGGGAAAAGAAATCTTCCTCACTGAGTCCGGCATCTTCCATAGCGTTGGCGGCATCACGAATGACGCGGTTTTCACTGGCGCGCGTTTCCCAGAAAACGTGATCTTTCTGGCCTGCTTTTTTCTTGGCGCGCAGATATACGAAGAAAGGTTTAAGTGCAGTCATGGCCGGTTCCTCAGTGTCTTACAGCGGCAGAGATAATTGCGGACATAACGACAGCAGCCGGATTTTCATCAGAGGCGATTTGTACTGCGTCACAGTCCAGGCCAGTTTTCCAGGCGAACAGGGTACGCAGGGCGCAGGTAGGGCAATGCTCATTACTGATACGGCCAGCAGAATTGAAAGCTGTTGCGCTGTCATCGATTTTATTTATGCTTATATAACCAATGATTTCACCGGCAGCAGAAATACAGTCAATACGCTGTTCATCTGAATAAAAAACACAACTGGGTTTTATTCCGACTGCAAAGTTAAGACACATAATTCATTTTCCTTTTCTGATTTCAGAATGTGGATTTCCCTGACGCATGCGCCACGGTATATATTTGTGCTGAGATTTAATTAACCTGCGGTTGCCCGCGTTTGTTTAATACGATTTCTACGCTTTCACTGGTAATGCGAATTTTTTCGATTCCAGAAATTGCATATAAGCCCTTTTCGACGTTGGCAGACGCCAGCCATGATTTACCGTTGTGACGGATCAGCGTGCCCGGAAGCACATCACGGCGGGGCAATAAAGCGGTACCGTACATGGTGATCTCCTTACCCTCAGTTGCTTGTTGTAGTGCGATTAAAAATTACAAGATAGTTTGTTTCGTGTAAACAATAAAAATTGTAAAAGTAGGCATTAAAAACCTACTTTCTTGTTTTTGAAAGGTATTTATTTTTGTATTATCTTGTTGGATGGGCGAAAAAAAACCGACCTATTAGAGTCGGTTTGTTTGTAACTGTCAGCGTCTATGGTTTTTTCTGCTTATTCGGTGCTCAACCATTGTACCAATTATGGTCAACTTGCCTGTTTCTGAACGTAAAGTTGGGAAGTCGTCATTGAGGGGGACTAGCTCGTAAATATCATTTCCGTGCGAGTCCACTCCGGTTGGCCTGAATTTTTTAAAAACTGTCTGGTTCTTTACGCCATCAAGAGCAACGACAAAATCACCGGGTACAGGATAAACCTCTGGATCCACAATGATTTTATCCCCAGCATTGAATTTTGGTGCCATCGAATCACCTTCGATTATCAATGCAAATGCGTTGTCTGATACGTCATCATCAACAAGCAGGTAACTCATTCCGCCGTCATAACTCCGGTATTCCTGGCTTTCTGTCCATAAACCCGCTTGAACGTAGCTGAGGATCGGAATGCGCTTATTCCCTAATTCAGCGGGGGCAACGTTCGTGCCTGATTTGGTACCAGTTATTAACCAATCAATTTCGCAGCCTAGCGCTCTCGCCAGTTCAGGCAGGTAGCGCGGTCTTTTAGTTTTCCCGTTCTCCAACTGCTCAATAGCTTGCTGGGATGTACCCGCTCTTTCAGCAAGCTCAGCTTGGGTTAGCCCTAACTCGCTTCGCTTAGATTGTACGCGTTTCGCGATAGTTGTCATCAGAACACCTCATTCATGGGAACGGGATGTTTACAAGAAAAGCTGTATTTGACAAACAAGGTTACTTGTAATTAATATACAAGAAAATTTGTCAAAGGAGGCTGTATGCAAACAATCTCGGATCGCCTCAAACAAAGACGAATGGAGCTAAACCTTACCCAAACTGAACTGGCAGTTAAGGCAGGGGTTAAACAGCAGTCTATCCAACAGATTGAAGCTGGTTTAACAAAGCGCCCTCGTTTTCTGTTTGAAATAGCAAATGCACTTCAATGTGATGCAAGTTGGCTTCAGTACGGCACCAATCAAAATAGTGCGGCGTAATTCTATTTCTGGCCGCACTGAATCATTAATCACTGTCGGCATGCATTCGCATGACGCCCAATTCATAAAGGAATTATTAATTATGGAGTCTGCAAATAAACGCAAAAAAGCAAAGCGCATTGAAAGCCAGCTGTTAAGCCGACTTGCGGTTAATGGGCAGGGAAAACTTGCCCGGTTTATTGGCATGGATGATGCGGCAGTAACGCGCATGAAATACGCAATCGGAAATCAGAAGCACAGCTTTTTTGAATTAATGAGTCTGGTAATGCTGTTTTTGGAAATTCACTTCCCAGAGTCACAGCTTGAGGAGCGCTTAGAGAGGTTAGAGCAGCTTTTTGGGCGAAAAAAATCCCCGGCTGCCACCGAGGATTCATCTCAAATCACGATTGATTTTTAACACCACAACAGGAGCGAGTATGCCAGGAATTACTGGTTATGTAAACAGTGAAAGGGGGAAGCCGTGACTACCGCCAAACTCTTTGACTTCAACACCGCGCGCCAGCGCAGGAGCAACCGGATGGAGAACCAGAAACACGGATTCATCCCGTTGTACCGTAGCATTCTCAAAAAGCCGTGGGCCAAAGATGTTTATCTCAGAACGCTATGGGATAACCTGCTTTTTGCTGCCCAGAGACAGCCATACACGGCCCGATTTAAAGGGCGAGAGTGGCATCTGAGTGCCGGACAATTGGTGACGACCGCAGCGGATTTAGGGCTGGGATTATGTGATCGCAATGGTCAGCCGGTCAGCAGGGATGCAGTCGTGCGAATGCTCAAAGTTTTCGAGCGTGAAGGCATGATTTCCATGGAAGGCGAGAAGCAAAAAGGCACTGTGATTACCATCACAAACTACGCCGAATATGCTCAAAAAATAGACGATTTACCCGCACATGAAGCCGCACATACAACCGCACATGACAAAGCCAGTAACGGCGCGGGTTCAGAGGCTATAGCCGCACATGAAGCCGCACAAACACCCGCACAACATGAACAACAATATATAAACAACAATATTAAAAGATCTTCGTTTGAGAATTCTGACGAATCCCCAAACACACCCTCTGAAAATGATTTTCTTGTTGAGCCAGATACAGCGATCAGCTCACCCAAAGGCAACAAGTGGGGCTCACCTGATGACCTGCATTGCGCCGAGTGGATCGCGGGCCTTGTCGCGTCAATCCGTCCGGCAGTGCGCAAGCCAAACCTCACAACCTGGGCCAATGACGTTCGCCTGATGCGTGAAATCGATGGACGCACACACCGCGAAATCTGCGAATTGTTTAAATGGGCCAGCCGTGATGCGTTTTGGTGCTCAAATATTCTTTCGCCGGCCAAACTGCGCGCTAAGTGGGACACGCTCTGTCTCCAGCGTGACGCCACACCACGCAGGGCCGCAGCGCCAGCGCTGGATTACAACAACACCGACTGGGTCCACGGGGTGATCGAATGAAAAGCATTGCTGAACAGATGGTTAACCTTGACCGTGAAAACATGAAACGTGTTGCAAATGGTCTGGCTGAAATCCAGGACGATGCGCCGCAGCAGGCAGAGCAGGTAGCCGAAATTTTTAACACGCTCTTTGGTCAGTTGCGTGCGGCGTTTCCTGCTGCCATGGCAAATCTGCGCACCCAAGAGGAATTAAACGAATTCCGGCGCCAGTGGCTTTTGTCATTCCGCGAGAACGGGATCACGACAATGGCACAGGTCAACGCTGGCATGCGGGCAGCCCGTAAACAGGAAAAACCTTTCCTGCCTTCCCCTGGTCAGTTCGTCGCCTGGTGCCGTGAGGGCAAAGGCGCATTAGGGATCACCGCCGCCGAGGTGCTTAAAGAATTCTGGCACTGGCGCAGGACGGTTTTCCGGTACCCGACCAGTGAACAATATCCGTGGTCACAGGCGGTTATGTATCACATCTGCCTGGAACTACGCCGCCGCAGCAATGAGCGTCAGCTTACTGAACCTGAACTGCTTGGTGAGGCTAAAAAGCTCATTCAGTACTGGGATGACCGCGTTACTGAGGGCAAGCCTGTGCCACCCGTTCGCAAGGCTTTATCAGCGCCAGCGCAGGACAGCGGCCCAACGCCTGCCGAGATTCTCAAGGCTGAATACCTGCGCCGAAAAGGGATGGTGTGATATGGCTCAAATGCATCTGGTTAAAACCTCTGCCACAACCATGATGGTTGCGAACGCCGAAGCTGCCGAAGTGCTGGCGCGCATCAAAACCGGTGCCTGGCTGAGTTGTGACGTGCGTCAGGCGCGTAATTACAATTTCCACAAACGTTTTTTTGCGCTGCTGAATCTGGGCTTTGAATACTGGACACCCACGGCTGGCGCTGTGCTGGAATCCGAAAAATCGTTACTGCGTCAGTATGTTGATTACCTCAGTACGCTGACCGGCCAGCAAAGCGTGTTAAGTGAAACTTTGGACGAATTCCTGTCGCGCACAGGTTCTGTTCGCGCTGAGGGTGTGGCGCTGGTTAAGTCGTTCGAAGCATTCCGTAAATGGACAGTAATGACCGCCGGATTTTACGATGAATATATTTTGCCCGATGGCACTCAGCGCCGCGAAGCCAAATCGATCTCGTTCGCCAGCATGAAAGAGCACGAATTTCAGGAGGTTTACAAAGCGGTTCTTAATGTCCTCTGGTACCAGATCCTGTTTCGCAAATTCGAAAGTCAGCAGGCAGCAGAGAACGCCGCCGCACAGCTTCAGGAGTTTGCCGCATGACAAATATCCGCAAGGAAGCGCGTGGCCGCAATTGCCTGGTGAGAATTCCCGGCATATGTAATCACAATCCTGAAACCACAGTACTGGCGCATTACCGCCTTTCCGATTCATGCGGTACCGGAATTAAACCGCCAGACACACAAGGCGCTTTCGCATGTAACGCCTGTCACGATGCCATAGACGGCAGGATTAAAACTGAATTTACCCGCGACGAACTCCGCCTGTATCACGCAGAGGGTGTTTTTCGCACACAGCAATTGCTTATCGATGAGCAGTTAATATTTTCATAATAATTATCTGGGGTGAGGCTATGCGTGATATTCAACAGGTTCTTGAGCGCTGGGGGGCGTGGTCATGCTCTGGCGGCGATAACGTAGGATACGCGCCAATAGCGGCGGGGTTTAAAGGGTTATTGCCAGCGAAACAGCGTAGCCGCGCCTCATGCACTGACAAAGACGGAATTACTATTGATCGCTGCATGGCGCGGCTGATGAAAAATAATTTCGATATGTATGATTTGCTGGTGGATTACTACATCTACCGTAAAACGTTTATGCAGATTGCCCGTTTACATGGTTGCTCTGATACGTATATCGGCAAGCAATTACAGAAAGCAGAGGGCGTAGTAGAAGGCATGCTTTTAATGCTGGATGTTCAATTAGAAATGGATAAATACATTACGCGAGAACCAGAAGCTAAAAAATTAATCGCATAATTGTTTACGATCGTAAAAAAACAGATATTCTGCTAAGGGTGGTCACTACGCCACACAGCTTATAAGCCTCGCCTCTGTGCGGGGCTTTTTTATTTCCTTTCCCGCTACTCACAGCTTCCGTCAACTCACGGAGGTATTCACATGGGCAAAACTATGCCAGACAAAATAGCGTCAACCCTGTCTTACGGTACATCTGGCGGGTTAATTGTAGGCGGCTGGGGCGGCTGGTTTGAATGGTTCCACGGTCTTGACTGGAATTTTATCGGCTTATCCAGCGGCGTGCTGCTGGGTATCGCAACATTCGCAGTCAACGTTTATTACAAACGCCGCGATGATGCACGCAAAGAGGCGTCTCATCAGTTTGATATTGAGCAGGATCGTTTACGCACAGAGGCAATCCAGAATCTGGCGCAGCGGTCATCGAAATTAACTTACAGCGATGCGCCAGCAGTAATCGCCGCGCTTAACACAACAATCAAAAGCGTGGACGGTAAAAATGGTGATGTCACCCAGGCTTAAAAAGACCCTGAGCGCTGCAATGCTGGCTCTTATAGCTGGTGGTGCCTCCGCTCCTGTACTGATGGATCAGTTTCAGCAGGAGAAAGAGGGCGGCCGTTTAATTGCTTATGCCGACAACGGGGGCATCTGGACGATATGCGGCGGCGTGACACGCGTAAATGGCAAGCCGGTAGTAAAGGGCATGCGCCTGACCGCTGACCAGTGTCGCGCTATCGACAGGACAGAACAGGCCAAAGCATTAGCCTGGGTAGATAAAAACGTACACGTTCCACTGACCGAACCGCAGAAGGTTGGCATAGCGTCATTCTGTCCGTGGAACATCGGCCCCGGTAAATGCCTGCCATCAACGTTCTACCGGAAACTGAACGCAGGCGATCGCCTGGGTGCATGTGCAGAGATAAAGCGCTGGATATTCGACGGCGGGAAAGATTGCCGCATTCGCTCTAATGGCTGTTACGGGCAAGTTATCCGCCGTGACCAGGAATCAGAGCTCACGTGTTGGGGGCTGGATCAATGATTTGGCTTAAAGCGAACGTAAGCCTGGTAATGGCAATTCTGCTGGTAGTGCTGATAGCTGGCCTGACACTTGCCACCAGCCATTACCGAAACAGTGCTGTTAAGTTTAAAGAGCAGCGCGACGGCTGGAAAACACAGGTAGCGCAGCAGCAGGAGACAATTAACGATATGCAGCGTCGCCAGCGTTCAGTTGCTGCGCTTGATGCCAAATACACAAAGGAACTTAACGATGCTAAAGCAACTATCAATCAGCTTAAGCTTGATGTTGATTCTGGCAAGCGCAGGTTGCAACTCAATGCCACCTGTAAGCCAGCTACGACAGGAACCACCAGCGCCACCAGCATGGCTGATGCTGCCACCCCCAGACTTACAGACCCCGCTCAACGGGATTATTTCACCC